AGCGTTGGTGTTGGGCTTTCTTGCAGTGGTTCTAGGAACTTTAAATGTAGTAGGTGGGTTTGTGGTTACGGATAGAATGTTAGAAATGTTTAAGAAGAAAAAATAAATTTTAACAAACAAGGGTACAATGGAATTGAACATACTTGCTTTATGTTATTTGCTCGGATCAATATCTTTTATTAGCGGGTTAAAGATGTTGTCGAATCCTGCCACGGCTCGCAAGGGAAACCTTTTAGCCGCAGTTGGTATGGGAATTGCAATTTTCGGCACTATTTTTCTTTATCAAGAAGACGGTGCTAAATTGGGCAATTATGCATGGATTTTTGGGGGATTGTTTATTGGTACTGTAGTCGGATTTTTGATGGCTAAGAAAGTTAAGATGACCGCTATGCCAGAGATGGTGAGTTTATTTAATGGTATGGGAGGGGCTTGTGCTGCCTTGATTTCAATCATTGAATTCAGGCACCTTGCGCATGTTGACCCTGTTGAATATGCAAGCGGTGGCTATCAGTTTTATTCAAGTTTGGATGGAACAAAGTTGTTGATAATATTACTTGGGCTCATCATAGGCGCTGTTTCTTTTTCTGGAAGCATGATAGCTTGGGGTAAATTGAATGGAAAAATAAAAGACTTTTCTTTCAAAGGCCAGCACATTGCAAATCTTGTGATATTTGGTTTGAATGTTTTATTGGCTGCATTCATCATTGTTGCTAGACCTGAAGAAACGCCGTTGTTTTTTTATGTGATTATATTCCTATCCATTTTGTATGGTGTGTTTTTTGTTCTTCCCATTGGAGGAGCAGATATGCCAGTGGTAATTTCTCTCCTTAATTCATTCACGGGAGTAGCTGCTGCATGTGGTGGATTCTTGTACGACAACAAGGTGATGTTAACAGGAGGAATTCTAGTAGGGGCGGCAGGTACATTGCTTACCGTGTTAATGTGTAAGGCTATGAACCGCAGTTTGAAAAATGTATTGATTGGGTCGTTTGGTGGCAGTAAAGCAAGTGGACAACCAGGGGCTGCCATGACGGGTGCTTACAAGGAAATATCATTGAGTGATGCTGCAGTGGTAATGGGATACGCAAATAAGGTGATGATTGTTCCAGGATATGGATTGGCTGTTGCACAAGCCCAGCATGTTTGTCATGAATTGGAAAAAACATTAGAAAGCAGGGGAGTTGAGGTAAAATATGCTATCCATCCCGTTGCAGGAAGGATGCCAGGCCACATGAATGTATTGTTAGCTGAAGCTGATGTGAGTTATGAAAAATTGTTAGAAATGGAATTGGCAAACGAAGAATTTAAATCTGTCGATGTTGTGCTCATATTAGGTGCCAACGATGTTGTAAATCCAGCTGCCAAAACAGATCCTGCTTCACCTATTTATGGGATGCCAATTTTAGAAGTAGAAGATGCAAAACATGTTATTGTAAACAAGCGAAGCATGAAGCCTGGATATGCCGGTATTGAAAATCAATTATTTTTTCAACCCAAAACATCTATGTTGTTTGGTGATGCCAAAAAAGCACTTCAAGATTTGTTGGCTGAAATAAGGAATATCTGACAAAAATAAAGTCTGCTGTCATTTTCAGGAATTGATTTCATACTTTTATGCCATCAAAAATTTCCTGAACATGCGTATATTATTTGCATTAATCACCTGCATCTTTCTCACTTTATTTGTAAGTGCTCAAAAAAAATTGAGTGGATTCTTCCCAGCTAATACGCAGAAGCAGCTTGATTATGAAAAGCAGTTTGATGCGATGATCAGTGAATCCAACCAGGATGTTTGGATGAAATTTTTAACTTCACGCCCTCACCATATAGGCTCGGAACAAGGGAAAGCCAATGCTGAATACATGGCTGGTTTTTTCAGGCAATGGGGTTATGAAACAGAGTTGGCTAGGTACGATGTGTTGTTCCCCACCCCAAAATCAAGGTCGTTGGAATTGTTGGGTGATAAACCTTACAAAGCTAAGTTAGAAGAGCCCTCTTTGAAAGAAGATGGAACGTCTGGACAAAAATCGGAGCAACTACCAACCTACAATGCATATTCTGCCGATGGAGATGTTACTGCAGAATTGGTATTTGTAAATCGAGGAATTCCAGCAGATTATGAAGAGTTGGAAAAAATGGGGATCAGTGTAAAAGGTAAAATAGTAATTGCTAAATACGGAGGTTCATGGAGAGGCATTAAGCCAAAAGTGGCTGCCGAACACGGTGCAATAGGTTGTTTGATTTATTCTGATCCAAAAGATGATGGATATGTAGAAGGTGATGTTTATCCCAAAGGTCCCTTTAGGCCGGAACAAGGCGTACAGCGCGGTTCAGTAATGGACATGCCTGTATATCCAGGAGATCCAACAACACCAGGATATGGGTCAACTAAAGATGCCAAAAGATTGGATAGAAAAGATGCTATCAATATCATGAAAATTCCGGTGCTCCCAATTTCTTATCAAGATGCACTGCCCTTGTTGGCCGCCTTAGAAGGACCAGTTGTTCCAGATGCATGGAAAGGAGGTTTGCCTCTTACGTATCATGCGGGTCCAAGTAAAGCAAAGGCATATGAAAAGATTAAAAAATATCCAATGGTTATGAAAATTCACGTAAAAAAATAATATGAAAGAACTTGTTGATTATGTATTTGTAGAAAAACCGTCATCGGATTTTTATTCGGTAAAATTGCTTAAAGGAGCATACACCGATGTGATTTATACATACGGTGCGGTAACACTGAAAGAAGATAAAGAAAATGATACCGCGGTATTACAATTTCAATATAAGATTGAATCAACGCCTGAACATATTGACGGCGCAAAATTGTTTGAAAATGCACACTTTAAAAATTATATTGGAGATATATTATCGTGCATATTGGATGAAAATGAATTTAAAATTGGCAAAAAACGATAAAATATGGAAGCTCAGCTTGAGGACATTATAATTAAAAACTTAATTCAAAACGAAACCTTTTGTAGAAAAGCATTACCGCATTTAAAACCAGAATATTTTGAAGGTCATTACCGATCGGTGTATGGCCTTATTTTGGCTTTTATTGGAAAGTACAATAAGCTTCCCAATGCTAGTGTTCTTGACATTGAATTTAGAAACAGTGAAATTGTAAGTCGTAATGATTGCAATGAAGTACTAAAAGTAATCAATGAAATTGAACAATCGTGTGTTGTTGAAGATCAATGGTTATTGGACAGCACCGAAAAATGGTGTAAAGATCGAGCGGTGCATCTTGCCGTTATGGAAGCAATTACTATTATTGATGGTAAAAGTAAAACCAAAGCGGAAGGTATGATTCCGGATATTTTGTCCAAAGCGTTGAGCGTTACGTTTGACACAAACGTAGGCCACGATTATATTGCCAATGCTGAAGAACGATATGAATTTTATCATAAGACAGAAGATAAAATTCCTTTTGATCTTGAAATGTTCAATACAATTACCAATGGAGGAATTCCACGAAAAACATTGAGTATGTTAATGAGCGGCACCGGCGGCGGTAAAAGTTTAACTATGTGTCATTTGGCCGCTGCCAATTTGGCAGAAGGACGAAACGTATTGTACATTACAATGGAAATGTCCGAGGAAAAAATATCAGAACGAATTGATGCCAATCTTCTTGATGTTCGTATTGATCAACTTAAGGAATTGTCACATTCGTCCTTTTCATCCAAAATTAAAGGTGTTGCAAACCGAACAAAAGGAACTCTTATTGTAAAAGAATATCCGACGGCCGCTGCTCATGTTGGTCACTTTCGAGCGTTATTGCTGGAATTGAAAATGAAAAAGAAATTTGTTCCTGATGTAATTTACATTGACTACATTAACATTTGCGCAAGCAGCCGAATGAAAGGTTTAGGAGGTTCTATTAATTCTTATGGTTTGATTAAAAGTGTTGCGGAGGAAATTCGTGGTCTTGCCGTTGAATTTAATGTTGCCATTTGGAGTGCAACTCAGGTAAACAGAGACGGTTACAACAATAGTGATATTGATATTACCAATGTTTCGGAATCTATGGGTATTTCACATACAGTTGACTTATTTCTTGTTATTATCAGCACCGAACAATTGGACAAATCCAATCAAATTATGGTCAAACAACTTAAAAATAGATACAATGATCTTTCCAAACATAAGCGATTTACTGTTGGCATTGATCGCGGTAAAATGAGGTTGTATGACGTTGCAGATCCTACGGCAAACATTTCCGTTGACAGTGATGTTGCTCAAGCACCCGCTCCTTCACAATTTGTTGCAGGAAAAACTAATGTAAGATCAAATAATTTTGGTGGATTCAAAATATGATAAGATATAAATACAACAATACCATATGAAACATAAATTCAAATTTAAAGAATATCTGACTGAAGGGCTTACTTCTGAAACTGCATTAAAAGTAGCAGAAGTTATTTCCACATACATTGCCAAAAAAACTGGAGTAACCTTTTTCAAAATGCCAGGCATTGAGGAATATAAAAATGGAAGTGATTCCGGCTTTGGACTAAGAATGTTTTCCAAAAAAGCAAATCAAAGCATCCGTTTTAACTATAAAAGCTTTGGTAATATTGATTTGGTAAATCTTGCTTCTGTTCATTATTGGAACGGATCCGACCCATCACCGTATTTTATTGAATTTGATACTCGTGTTTCGGTTATTAAAGTGCTTCCTGTGCTTGTTGATATGATTAATAACAAGGAAATCAAATTAGGCAAAATGATCTCTCCTCCTGATGATGTTCCTTTAAATGAATCCGATTTTACTCTTTATGAAAATGAAGCGATGGATTCAAGTGTAATGTATGACGGTATTCTTTCTCTTATTGCGGCCAATGGCCCTAAAGGAACGTTGACGCAAAGTAAAATTTATTCTTACAACAAAATTGCAGGTGTTAAAGTGTTTGATGCTATAAGAGCCGATTTTCCAAAATTATTCTTTAAAGATGGTAACAAATATGAATGGCGCGGAACAAGCGCCGACCTTGAAAGCATTAAAAATGATAAGAGTAAAATCTTATCAGACCTTGGCGCCGTTGGAATTAAAGTAAGCCGTGGCAGCGCAAATGAAACATATAAGCAAAACGATGCGCTTAAAGATCTTTCCAAAAACATTGAACGCTTATCGTTCGAAAAACAATTGGAAGATTTGGAAAATTTAATCCGAATGACCATAAGCGGTTCAAGCAACGGATTGTTTATTAGCGGTTCTGGTGGTGTTGGTAAAACATTTACAACCGAAAAGATACTAAAGAGTGCGGGATTACGTGACGGTTCAGGTTATTTCAAAAACACAGGTACTTCAAGCGCGGCAGGTTTATATTCATTGTTGTTCCGTTATAAAGATAAGATTGTACTATTTGACGATAGTGATAGTACACTTGGTGATCAAGAAGCACGCAACATTGTTAAAGCGGCAACTGACACCAAGAAAATTCGTAAGCTTGTATGGAACAAAATGGGCAAAAATGTCGTTGATCCTGAGGATATGACAGATGAGGAAATATTAAACGACGGCTTAATTCCTCGCTATTTTGAATTTACTGGAAGAATTATTTTCATTTCCAACTTATCGCTTGATAAACTTGATCCGGACGGTGCTCTTCGCACGCGCGCGTTTATTGTTAACATTGATCCTACCGATGATGAAATCTACAACTTTATGGAAAAGATTGTTGGTACCATGGAATTGGAGGACGGTTTAAGTCTAGGCCTTGATTCACGCAAAACTGTTATTAAATTGCTCCGCGCAGGAAAATCACAACAAAAACCAAACTTACGAAAACTATCTCGTGGTTTAAATATGGCAGCCGGCGCTGAAGCAGCGGGTGTGAATATTTCCAAAGCAGAATTGGCACGATTGATCGAAATGTACGCTTAACTAATTTTAAGGCTCTTTGTTTTGATACAAGTAAAAATTTACGGATGCTCGGATAAGGCTTTACAAAGTCTGATTCGCCTAGCATTCTATTTTTTTATTAAACAATTAATGCCTCGCAAAAGAAAATTGTGCGTTGCCATATTTATGAAGCATAAACTTCTTGCTGAAGAAGGCATATATGCATCATGCTATCAAATGGATTTAAATAATGTAGGTTGCGACTACACAATACTCATGGATTCAAATCAAGATGAAAAAACAATTATAGGTTCGCTTGCGCATGAAATGGTACATGTTAAACAGTTTGCACGCAAAGAATTGTCAATATTAAACGGTGATTATTGCGCAAAGTGGAAAGGTGTTAAATTTGGTGATGACGTTGAATATGAAGATATGCCTTGGGAAATTGAAGCCAACAATGCTGAATCACAATTAACACCAGCTTTTTTCAAAAATAGAATTTATAAATAGTATAATACAAAATGAAATCATTTAAACAACATTTTTTAACGGAAGCCAATAATTTAGCGCCAGGTGAATTGTACAAATATCAAGTGCGCGTTGATAAATTTATTGAAAAATTTAAGAAAAAATCTCCTTTTGTACTTACAACTGGTGAAACTGTTGTATTGAAATATGATAAAGCAGTGGCCGATGCAATACTAAATAAAGTGGATCCTACGAAAATCGTTTTAAAAAGTGCTGATGGCACAGCATCATACACACTTGGTAAATTTGCAAAAACTGCTGAATTTGGTGGTGCTGAAAAAGCCGCAGGTGCAGGAAGTGCAATTACAAAACTAACCGAAAGTGCGCAATGTGTATACGCTCAGGCATTATGGAACGGAACTAAGGATTATAATGATGATGATTTAAAGGAAGCATATGCCAGCGTTGATGTTAATGAATCATTGGAAAATATTCTTAATCTTCCGGAAAGCTGGAAAAAATCTTGTATTATTGGTGCAGAACTATTGTATAAAAAATTTAGTAAAAAGAATTATACATTTCATAGAGGTTCATCATGGGTGCAAAATCTAGAAAAGGTTTTCATGAAACTGAATAAAGTTGATAAATTTTTCAGTAACCTTAACAAATGGAGTCCTGCAGATATTTACATGCTTTCACCTGTAGGAGCTCAAATTAAAATTGATCATACCATCGATGACATTGTTGAATTGAATAAAATTCTATATGAAGCACTGGCCAGTGGAGATATTGTAGGTGTTTCATTGAAAAAAATGGCCAAAGGCGGAAAAATTGATTACTACAATTATGATGAAGAAAAGAAAGTAATTGAATTTGATAAGTTTACCACTGGCGCGGACGGATTCTTTTCTTCAAAGGATATTTACATTTACTTTACAGTTAATGGTAAAGTTCAATTTAGAACATTTAGCGAACCTACATCTTGGCAAGGTGAAATTAAAGGCAAAATCGCCAACGGAGGAAAACTTGGTTACGGTCCAATTCAAGGTGTTCTAAGACGTTTAGGTCTTAAACAGCTTACAGATGTTAAGGTTTTAAAATCGGCAATTGACAAAATGGATCCTATTATGCTGAAGAAATTTTATGAAAATTACAGCAGATATGCAAATGATAGTAAAAAATTATCATATGATGAATTTAAAGATCAAGTTGATGCTAATGGAAAACCATGGTTATTTAGCAAATATATCGGTTTGGAACTTATTGATATTGTTACCGATGCAAATGAACAAGATGATTTTATTACCAGTAGCATTCAATATGCAAGCAGTCAATCCGAATTAAGCGCACCATTTATCAAAATTCACAGCGATTAAAATATGATCTCATTTAAAACATACACAACAGAAGCTTCCAAGGTTGGCGATATTGTAAAGATCGCATCCAAGGATCTTGTGTATGAATATGAGAAAACATCCAACCGTGATTTTTTCAACGATGCATTTGATCCACAAGGTGGTGCTGGTGGATATGATCCGTTTGAATCAACAATTGCAGCAAAAGAAGCAAGTGCTTGGGTAAAGAAAAATGACAGTAATATTGGTACAACAATTGATTATTTTTTACCAAAAAGCCCACTGCTTCAGCAGTTAAAACTTGATGCACCGTCATTTTCAAACAAATACAAATATGGAGTTGATGATAATTTTCCTGTTGTTGGTAAAGTGCGACCGACCGAACGCTATAAATTTATAGTTGATGAAGCAACATATAAAGCACTACCAATTGATACCATTGCAACATCTCAATATGACTATTCATTTCACGCAGGTGAAGGAATTGTGACAAGTTGGATTATGGCAATTGGTAAAAATCAAGCAGAAGTTAAAAACAAATTAGATGCCGCTCTTACAAAAGTAAAAGTACAATACGTTGGCTCGGAAACAGAATTAAAATATGCACAAAAACGTGCAGTAGGAAGATAACAAAATATGATCTCATTTAAACAACATTACATAACGGAAGCCTCGGCCGAAGGTAAAAATCTACACATGGTTCACATCGAGGATCAGGTGTTATATGGTGGAGTCCAAGGTGCGCGTGAAGCAATTACCGCGTTACGCAGTATGCGCGATATGTTGGCAGGAAACAGCGAACAATCATATGACATTGCCGCTAAATTTGATGGAGCACCGGCCATATTTGTCGGTACAGATCCAACGGATGGCAAATTCTTTGTTGCAAAAAAAGGAATCTTTAATAAAAACCCAAAGGTATATAAGACCGAAGCTGATGTTCGTGCTGATACGTCTGGTGATCTGGCCGATAAACTTTCCATTGCATTGCAATACTTTCCAAAACTTGGTATCAAAGGTGTACTTCAAGGCGACCTTGCATATACATCTCAAGATTTGAAGGATGAAGAATATGATGGTGTTGAATATCTTACGTTCCAACCAAATACAATTGTTTATGCCATCCCAAAAGACAGTGCTTTGGCCAAAAAGATAAGAGCAAGTAAAATTGGAGTATTTTTCCATACACAATATAGCGGTGATACTTTTGAATCTATGAAAGCATCATACGGATTTGATTCATCCGTTCTTAATAAAACAAGTGATGTATGGTACACAGATACTTACATTCGAGATCTTTCAGGAAAAGCAACATTAACAGCGGCCGAAACAAAAGAATTAACAGCTGTAATTTCCAAAGCAGGTAAAATTTTCCAAAGCATAAGCGGTTCAACGTTAAAAACAATTGAGGAAAACCCAACACTTGCACAAACATTGGAAACATATAACAATACACTTGTGCGTAAAGGACAAACTATTGGTAATACAACGCAACATGTAAAAGATTTGTTGGTTTGGATTAATGACAAAGCTCAAAAGGATATTGATTCCAAAAAGAGTGAAGCAGGAAAAACAAGTGCAACGACAAAGCGCGATGAATTTTTAAAATTCTTTTCACCAGAAAATAAGAAAAATTTGGCACTCATATATGATCTTCAAAATGCAATTGTTGAGGCAAAACTTATTATTATTGGTAAATTGGAAGATCTTAAAAAGATGGAAACATTTGTGCGAACAGAGGATGGATTTAAAGTTACAGGTCAAGAAGGGTTTGCCATTAATGATAAAATTAAACAAAATGTTGTTAAACTTGTTGACCGTATGAGTTTCTCTCGTAACAATTTTGATCCTTCTATAATCAAAGGTTGGGAGCGATAAGTTATGCCATATTGTAATCACAACATACCGACAATTACTTGTCTTATTCGCAACGAATACTTATTCAACCACGAAAAAGGCCATGGTGAATATTCGCGGTGTGATGTACATAGTGTTGCATCACTCGAAAAAAGAACACCACTGTTTGAAGCATTTTTAACCAATGGTGTAAATTGGACACGTCGGCCACTGTCAGCATTTTGTTGGAAACCTTGCGATCCAATGCCGCTTGAGCATTGTGTATATTGGGATTGTTTTAGTCCATACATTGATGTTCAAATACGAGCACGTATGAAAGGACTAAGAGCGCAGTGCATAACACCATCAAATACAAAAGAAGAGGGTGAATATATATTTACACTTGATTGGGCTTGGGAAAATAAAGCAATGCTTGATACAAATTTTGCCGAAACACCAGAACACAAATGTGCTCATTTATTTAAAATGGACAATGGCAACTTTTATGCATATCCAAACAATCGAATTATTTGGCATGATAATGCTTGGACGGATAAACCTATTATTGGCAATCCAGGATATAAAATAGATATGACAGTATACAGCGTGGAAAATAAAAGACCGTTGCTAACTGATTATAATTACATTACAAATTTTACCGAGGTCCCTAAAACCTGTAAATCATAATCCTTATAAATAGAAGTATGAAGCCCGAACCTTTGCGTCTAAGAGACATTATTGCCGTTGATCCGACCGACGGTTGGCTTCCCGATGATAATGTTGGTCTTATTCCATACCAATACTATAAACGCCATCATTCATATGATGAAGATGCAGAAATTGGTGCCGATGATATTGTGGAACCTGATGCGCGAGAAATTGCCATGGCTCGAAGTGCCGCTCGCGAAATACTTCGTTTGGAAATACTGGACGGCAGCCCAAAAGATGATTTGCCAATGGCTCGGCGCATTGAAATTGAAACAATTATAGCAGGTCGTCAAAAGGAAGTTAACACCATTGCGCAAACCATTTTAACTCAAACAGCATAAATAATCCTTAATGAAAACATTTAGAAAATTTACCGAGGAACGAATAAAGGAAATTATTGTTACCTTTGGGCGCTTTAATCCACCTACAATCGGCCACGAGGAAAATATCGAAGCCATTGCAGATATGGCAAAAGGTAAAACTTTCAAAATATATGCTTCTCAAAGTGAAGATCCTAAGAAAAATCCTTTGCCGTATGAAAAGAAAATTGATTTTATGCGCAAAATGTTTCCTAAATATGGACGCAACATTATATTTGACCGCGACATAAAAAACATTTTTGATATTGCAACCAATGCATATGATGAAGGATATACACGCTTTACTGTTGCCGTTGGAAGTGATCGTGTTAATGAATTTAAAGCATTATTACAAAAATATGATGGAGTAGAAGGCAAGCATGGATATTTTAAATTTCCCGATGGAATAAATGCTGTATCAACTGGCAGTCGCGACCCTGACATTGATGACCGAACAGGTGATGCAACATTTAAAGTAAGTGCATCCAAAATGCGCAGTGCGGCAGCCGACAATGATTTACAAGCATTTTCCGCAGGCATACCAAAAACATTTGGAGCTGTTAAAGAATTATTTAATGCTGTGCGGCAAGGTATGGGACTAGAAGAAAGTTATAATTTCCGTACACATGTACAATTTGATTCCATAAGTGACTTACGCGAACAATATATTAAAGGATTAATTTTTAATATTGGAGACGTTGTGCAATGTAACAAATCGGATGATCATCAATACACCATTCTTGAGCGCGGAGCAAATCATGTCCTTTGCCGCAATCTTAACACACTAAAAGAAAACAAATTTTTCATTAAAGACTTAATAATCAAATAAAACTATGAACAGCAATACAACAATCTTAAATCTTTTAAAAACAAATGGATTTACACAAGTTCCAAATAAAGATTGGCCTAATACGGTAGGTGATAAACTTAAAGATGCAGTTGATTCTGTATGGGGTTTACAAATGCGCGCAAATAAATGGGCTGATGTTTTTGTTGTTTCACTTGATGATGGTGATTGGAAAATTATCAATGACGATCAAATAAAAAATATTGGTGCCAATACAATTGAAAAAGAACTTACATCATTAATGAGTGAAGAATACGGTGCTGGGTTTGAAGGAACAAATGAGTTAAGAAATAAATACATAAAAGATACTCCAGGACAACGCATACAACAATTTAAAACCGAGATGAAACAATACGACTATCAAGAGTTTGAAGCTCAACACAAAAAGATGTATCCTTCGCATACGACGGATCAAATAAAAGCCGCATACAAAAAGTACAGCGAATATATTGAAGTAATTCAAAATATTGAATTGGAAGAAGCTGAAGGTAAGACAGTAGAATCTGCATATAACGATTTGTCCAAAATGAGTGATTCTGCTTTACGTGGAATTTTACGAAGAATGGATATTGATGATTACAACATTATTAAAGATCAAGGAAGGGAAGATATTATTGCAGAAATTCTCATGTCAAAATTTGGTGAAAAAGAAGCTTTAGAATTTTTAGAAAATCCTGATAATTTCAAAATGGAAGAAGCTTTTGGTGAATCATGGGTTGTGTACAACAAGGACACCAAAGCAAAAATCAAACCTTTCAAAACAAGAAAAGGTGCGTATGAATATGCTGCAAAAAATGGAGGAGTTGTATACAGTGGTGAATATTACCATGACCACCAAGATGACATTAATTCCGGTAAACTTGTAAAAGAAGAATCATTGGATGAAGCACAAAATTTAGTTTCAAAAGGAATCTACACATTTGACGGTAAAAAAATTGACGGTGCAAGATCAAGCAAATTGTTTCTTCAAGCATTGGACAGCGATGGTTTTCTTCATAATCTTTCTTGGAAAGAATGGTCTGAATCCGATTTGGAAGATACATCGGCCGATAGCACTAAAAAGCAATTTGTTGACCGTTTGGCAAAAGAAATTAAGGTGTTTAATAAAAGAATTGATCTTAATACATGGCTTAAAGGTGGAGATAGAAGCTTTACGGATACAGTAAATTATATCTTTAAGCTTGATCCTAATATTAAATATGCTAAGGCTTCTGGATTAAAAGAAGAATCTTTACAAGAAGCTGTTACGCCAAAAGAAATAAGTCAAATAAAAAATGAATTTGATATGGAACTTATTCCACAAAGCAAGTGGGCTAAAAACTATCAAGATAATGTAAGAACGGTAAAACAGTTGTATGGAATTTCCCAAGGCAACGGAGAATATGATGATGTTTATTTTGTCATTTATGATGATGAAAACAAACCATACGGTGTGGTTGACATTGAAGGTATCACAATGTATGCTAAATTTTCTGCTGCTAAAGCAGGATTGAAAATTTCATTAAATTCAATGAAAGAATCTTTACAAGAAAGTCGTGATTTTAAATCCTTTAGCAAAGAAAATTTAATCTTATGGTTGCAGACAAACTGGACAAGCAAAAAGGTTTCTCCGCAATTTAGACAAGAACTTGATGCAGCAGTAAGAGAAGCACAAAGTCGCGGATTATACCGTCATATAAAAATAGAGCCACAAAAGACCGATACTGTACAAGAAGCTGTTCCAGCAATTGACGTTGAAGAATTGCTTAAGCGGGCCGTAGATTTACGAAATGATAATATGTCTCTTCGTAAAGGTCAGGCTATTATGATCGAGCTGCTGAAAATGGACCGAAAGGTATATGATTTGGCTGTACAAAAGGCCGATGCATTTTATTTGGATTCGAAAATTCCAGCATTAATTAAATTTTTAGATCCTAATTACTACGAAGATGAAGGTGAATTTGCCGAATCATATAATGTTCAAGAAGCTGTTCTTAAAGTTGGTACATTTGTTACACTTAGCAATGGAAAAGTTGGTAAGGTTACCAATGTCAGTGGTGATAAAGAAATCGTAGATATCAAACTTAATGACGGACGCCAAGTAAGCGTCACTATGGACAAAGTAATATCTTCGATGAGTGAAGCCATTAACATTAGAGACTATATGGCAACTTCCGAAAAATCACAATTTGGTGGTTACAGACCAAAAGTAGTTGGATCAGAAAGCGGCAAAGTGATGTATCTTGGCCAAGCATTGTATTACAGCCACGATGAAGCAAAAGATCATGCTGAAGACTATTTAAAACAATACGCTCGTGGCATCAGTGAACCAAGAGTACCAAGCAAAGGTACTTATGATCTTAAAGAACAAAACAATGAATCGGTTGATTTCCGCACCATGAAAGATGCCAACCTTAAACAGTGGCTGAAAAGAAATGACACTGATGATAGTGTCTCTGCTGTCTTTGGAGCTCAGATTTTGGCTGCTAAGAAAGAAGCCAAACGTCGAGGTATCAGCGCACCGAGGCGTCTTAAAGAAGAAAAGGAATCATATGATTCCTGGATTATTAAACCGCGTGACGGCGGTGAATCTGTAAAAATTAAAGCACCTGATGAAAGCAGTGCTATTGAAATTGCATTAGGACGCAAGCCGTCGCAACATGAAATTGATTTTTTCAACTTTCATTACATTTTAATTCAAGAAAAAACAAATGTATCAACGTTGCGCAATATGAAAATTGTTGAACTTGCTACAAATTGCCACGATGAAAAGACATTAAAAGAATATGTTGAACAACAATACGAATCAGGCTCTTCAGTCCTTGCCATAAAAGAATCATTCAAAAAATTCGTATCCAACAAATAATATGAAAACACTTGACACCATACGGTCTGGATCTCAACCTACAATATTTCCCAATAGAAAACAAACCGCGCTTTTGCGTCTTGAGTCCGAAGAACTTGATGTTATTGACGATACTCTTGGATTGTCATGTATGTATCTTAGTGATGCCGTTGTAATGCTTGACGGTATGTACAATATGGTTTGCAGTTTGGAATCAACAGATGATGAAACAAGAGAAATCATTGCATCATTGTATGATAACATTAAAGAAGTATCACTGCAAATGCAATCCAAATATTCAATTGATGCGCCTATAACATCGGAAGCATATTAATTGTTATGATCAAATCATTTTTAACATTCTTATCCGAAGCGGAATATCAAGGAAAAAAAGTTGAACTTGATAACCCTTTTAGATCAAGCGATGAAAAACATAAGTTTTATGTTTATGTTAAAAATGAAAAAGGCAATGTAATTAAACTTGGCTTTGGTGATCCAAGCACGGACATTAAAAGAGATGATCCAAAGCGTCTAAAAAGTTTTAGAGCAAGACACCATTGCGATACAAATCCAGGACCAAAATGGAAAGCACGTTATTGGAGTTGCAAATTTTGGGAAAAAGGGAAAACTGTTACGGATCTATTGGCTGATAAATAACCTTATAGGTTATGCAAAGCTCAAATTTAGAACTTAATGATAAAAATTTCAACATATATGCCGCAAGGCATTATAACAACCCAAACTGTTTGGATGTAGATGATTTTTATGAAGATCTTGATCATTTTAAGTATTTAAAAAAGCTCTTTAATAAGTATAGTAATGGTAAGACATTACAAGAAAGACTTATTTTAAATCACTTGATTATTTTACATAACGTGTTTTCAATTTCTGCGGCAACACAAATGTGTTTTTATAAGCTTAATGAAGAACATTGGCCCGCATTAAAAACATTTTTGCTATATTTAAACTATATTTACTCGGACGACTATATAAATATTCCGACCGATCTTTACATTACCAAAAAACTTCAACACCTTTAACCATGAGCATACTTACCAGAACGGCTGATACAATTTATGCAATTCGTTTTTTGCGTTTGTTAACTACTCGTTGGACCAGCACAGGTGCATATAAGTTGGGAATGATTGACGCAAACGGGAAACACATTCGCAGTCCTCAAAACAGTGTTGAGCGCAGTAAATACAATATTTTTCACCGTTTGGTTTTTAACATTAAAAGATTGTTGAATAAAATTCCTCTTGGTAAAACTACAATTGCTTCATACCTTACGGCATTGTATTTGATTAAGGAACATACAGGAATGTCGGATAAAAAGATTCTTCATGTTATGGAAGAAATAACAGGAACTCCACTTGACGTTTCGATCTTAAATGAATCAACATGGAACCTTACAGAAAACAGCCAACTTAAAAGTGGCAATTATGTTTTAAATCGAGACGTTGCTTTGGTGTCCAGTGGTCAAATTTTGGCATTAAATCGTACAGCCGTAATTGTTGAAAATGATACAACGCCTGTAGGTCAAATTTTAGGTGTTAATGTTTACAAAGTACATCACTGTAAAACACAGCAACCGATATATATTACACAACAGGATATTACAAGACAATGAATAAAGAAAAAAGGGAAGATGTTTCAATTGGAAGCGGTGCGGTGGCAATACCAGCATTTCCACTAGGAATGAAAAGAAAAGATGTTGATGGTAAAACACCAACACCAAGTGATACTATTGCCAAAAGACAAACATGGAAAATGTTTGACGTAACAAATGAAACTTTTGTTAAATTTAAACCGGGAAATTCAGTGTTTGAAAAATGGAGCACTTATTTAAATTTGGAAAATGATTCCGAAAAAAGCATTTATGAATATGCCAAAACCAATAAGACATATACAATTGTTCTTAAAAATGGCCGAAACGGTTCTTTGAAAAGCATAAGCCGAGAAAAAGAATAATAAGTTTTGATATAAAGGTTTACTTTTTTGAAATTTTAATTTATAATACATCTAACAACAACTATAGGTCACACCACGTGGCCTATTTTTACAAACACTAACAATGAACAACAACAACAAACAAACAACTACTATTTTTGACGAACAAGTTTCCCGCAAACCAAACCGTTATCCGTGGACCGATAAATTTATTCAGGCCATGCACGATGGTTTCTGGACGGATAAGGAATTTAGTTTTAAAAGTGATGTACACGACTTTAAAACAGTTCTTACCGAACAGGAGCGCAATATTATTATTCGTACACTAAGCGCGATCGGTCAAATTGAAGTTTCAGTTAAAAGTTTTTGGGCAAAATTGGGTGATAATCTTCCTCATCCATCGTTACAAGACTTGGGATATGTTATGGCCAATACGGAGGTTATTCATAACAATGCATATGAGCGATTGCTTACCGTCCTTGGTCTTGAAGATGTTTTTGAGGAAAACCTTAAATTGGATTGGATTCAAGGCCGCGTCAATTATCTTAAAAAATACACGCATAGATTTTATAAAGATAGCAAAAAACAATACTTATACGCACTAATATTGTTTACATTATTTGTCGAAAATGTTTCATTGTTCAGCCAGTTTTATATTATCAACTGGTTTGCAACACATAAAAATGTTCTTAAAGATACCGACCAGCAAGTCAAATATACGCGCAACGAAGAAAACATTCATGCACTTGTCGGTATTCAAATTATTAATACGGTGCGTGAAGAATGCCCTGAATTGTTTGATGATGAACTTGAAGCTAAAATTACAGGTCATGCGCTTGATGCATACAAAGCCGAATCCAAAATTGTTGATTGGATGATTAATGGTATTGATGAGCCAGGACTAAATGCAAACATTCTTAAAGAGTTTATTAAAAGTCGTATTAATGACAGCATGAAACAAATTGGATTTGCAGCACCTTTTGAAATTGATTCTGCTCTTATTGCTGAAACTGTTTGGTTTGATGAACAATTGCACGGCAATAACATGACCGATTTCTTTTTCTCAAGACCGACAGAATATTCTAAAAAGAATCAAAGTTTTGGTGAAGACGATCTTTTCTAAAGGATACATACATTTACATTATGGAAAAACAAAAAATATATTGGTTAAATTCCGATAGTCGCAAATTCTTAGAACGAGGATATTTGCTTGAAGATGAAACACCTGAAAGTCGTATGCGCGACATTGCAGATGGAGCAGAACGCCTATTAGGAATAACCGGATTTGCCGATAAGTTTGAAAGGTATTTGCACGCAGGTTATTATTCATTAAGCAGTCCTATTTGGAGCAACTTTGCTCGTGAACGTGGATTACCTATTAGTTGTTTCGGATCATACATTCCAGATACAATGGAAGGTATTTTTGGAAAACTCAGTGAAGTTGCCATGATGACAAAAGGTGGCGGTGGTACAAGTGGTTATTTTGGAAACATACGACCGCGTGGTAGCGTTATCAGCAGCGGCGGTACAAGCACTGGCGCGGTTCATTTTATGGAACTGTACGATAAAACCATGAATGTTGTATCACAAGGTAATGTACGCCGCGGAAGTTTTGCGGCATATCTTCCAATCGACCATGGTGACATTGAAGAATTTCTCCAAATTAAAGGCGATGGTAATAGCATTCAAGACATGAGTATTGGTGTTACGGTATCTGATGAATGGATGCGCAGCATGATTGATGGTGACAAACACAAAAGAAAAATTTGGGGTCTTGTTATTAAGAAGCGATTTGAAAGTGGATATCCATATTTGATGTTTAGTGACAATGCAAATAATGCTGCGCCACAAGTATACAAAGACAAAGGAATGACAATTAATAATTCAAACCTTTGCAACGAAATTATGTTGTCCAATGGACCTGATGAAAGCTTTGTTTGCAACCTTTCATCCATTAACCTTGAACGCTGGGATGAACTTAAAGATACCGATGCAATTGAAACACTTGTATATTTTCTTGATGCTGTAATGACGGAATTTATTAATAAGACTGAAGGTGTGGCATATATGGAAGCACCTAGAAAGTTTGCGATGCATCAACGTGCTCTTGGTGTTGGCGTTCTTGGGTATCACACATACCTTCAAAGTAAAAGCATTCCATTTGAAGGTATGGATGCGCAAACCGAAAACATTTCAATCTTTAGCACGCTACGTCAAAAATGCGATGCCGCAAGTACCGAATTGGCTAAACTTTTTGGCACGCCGCCATTGTTAAAAGGATATAAGCGCCGAAACACAACAACAATGGCTGTTGCTCCTACAACAAGCAGCAGCTTTATTCTTGGTCAAGTCAGCCCTTCCATTGAACCACTAAACAGTAACTACTTTGTTAAGGATTTGGCCAAAGGTAAATTTACATATAAGAATCCAGAACTTATTAAACTATTAAAATCCAAAAATCTTAATAATGCGGAAGTATGGAAAGATATTCTTATTCATGGTGGGAGTGTACAACATTTGAGCACACTAACGGATGAGGAAAAAGCCGTATACAAAACCTTTGGTGAAATAAGCCAAAAGGAAATTGTAATTCAAGCATCACAACGCCAAAAATATATTGACCAAGGACAATCATTAAATCTTATGATTGCGCCCAAAGCCAAACCTAAGGAAGTGAACGAGCTTATGATTTTTGCTTGGGAGCTTAAAGTAAAAGGATTGTACTATCAGCGCAGTGCAAATCCATCTCAAGAATTAGCGCGATCAATTACAACTTGCGCAACCTGCGAATCATAATGACCGAAAAAACTCCATCAGATAACCTTGATCCACTATGGTATTCAATTGCCTGTGTGCTTAGCGTTCCACTATTAGTAATATTATTGTTAATTTCATGCGTGATAGTTTTATGCGCATGGCCAATTATTCCAATATTCGCATATTACCAACGTAAACAAGAATTACAAAACGATGATTGAATCAAATAAATGCACCAAATGCAAATATGTATATGAAGTAACGTGGGATGATGACGGTCAATACTACAATGATTATGATGAAACGTATGATGATAATCCTGAGGAAGATTTGTACCCTGAACATTGTCCGTTTTGCGGAACTCATAAAAATTATTGTGATGAAGAAGATGCATCCGATATTTTTTAATACATAAACTATGACACCATGGTATTACAAAGGACAAAAATTTACAACTGAAAATGCTCAAGCAGAAATTGATTCTGGAGCGGTAGGTTTTGTTTATTGTATTACCGACGGTCTTAATGGTAAAAAATATATTGGTAAGAAAACACTGATCAGCAAACGCCGGTTGGCTCCATTAAAAGGAAAAACAAAGAAACGAACTAAAATTGTTCATAGTGATTGGGAAAAATATTACGGATCAAGTGAAATTGTAAAAGCTCTTGTTCAGGAAAGACCTGATAGTTTTAAAAGAGAAGTGTTGATCATATGCAACTCCAAAGGCGCTTTAAACTATGAAGAAGCACGCCTACAATTTCAACTTGAAGTACTACTAAGTGATGACTATTACAACAATTTTATCGGCGTAAAGATACACTCAAACCACGTCAAATCTTTGTGGAAAAAAGATGCATAAAGTTGTTTACATTGCCGTGAAAGTTTGGTAAAATATATCTTCAAACAACAAATAAATGATTCTCATAGACTATTCCGGCATTGCCGTATCAAGTGTATTTTCTCAAGTCAAACCTGACAAAATTGAGGAAAGCTTTATCCGCCATATTATTCTTAATTCGTTGAGAATGTACAATTTAAAGTACCGTGATAAGTATGGATCCATGGTAATTGCATGTGACGGTAATTCATGGCGTAAACAATATTTTCCACAATACAAAGGCGTTCGTCGTAAAAATCGAGAAGCAAGTGCTCTTGATTGGACCGAAATATTCCGCATTATTAATAAGGTAAAAGATGAAATTTCACAATTTTTTCCTTATGCTGTAATTCAACATTCTCAAGCAGAAGCGGATGATGTTATTGGCGCACTTGTGGAAAATACTCAACAATTTGGTAATCACGAGCCTGTTATGATTGTCAGTGCGGATAAAGATTTTATTCAATTGCAAAAATATAACAACGTGCAACAGTTTAGTCCGCTGACCAAAAAACAAGTGACTGACAAAAACCCTCAACGGTATTTGTTGGAACATGTGCTGCGCGGCGATTCAGGTGACGGTGTTCCAAACGTACTTAGTGCTGATGATATTTTTCTGCAGGACGGAGGAAGGCAAACACCACTACGCGCAAAACAAATTGATGTATGGTGCAAAGCAATTACCGAAGGCACACTTCAAAATGTCATGCCATCTGATGTTTACCGTAATTACATTCGCAACTTGAATGTTATTGATCTTGACAAAACACCGTCGGATATTAAAGATGGCATTATTGAATGTTACAATAACAAAGCGCAAAAAGATAATTCCAAAATCTTAAATTATCTTATCTCGCATCGTTGTAACCTTTTGATCTCTTGCGTCAACGAATTTTTCCATAAATAAATCTACTATGATTAAAAGAAGAACTATAGCATTGTTTCCACACGAAGTGTTTGAAAGTTTAGAAAAAAGTAAGTCTAAACAAGAGCGCGCCGAGATTCTAAAAAATGGATCGTCATTGGCAATTCAACTTATTTTGCAATGTGCATTTAATGATGCCATTGTTTTTGACTTACCTGAAGGTGCGCCTCCATACAAAGAAGATCGCGCACCCGCCGGTTTACAAGCAACACCATTAAAACAAGCAATTCAAATGTTGCCACGGTTAACAACAACCAACACAAGAATTGATAGGTTTAGAAAAGAAAAACTGTTTATTCAGTTAATTGAAAATGTACATGCAAAAGATGCAGTAATCATAATTGCAGCAAAAGATAAAAAGTTGCACAAGCTTTATCCTTTGGTTACAAAATCATTGACGTTGGAAGCATTTCCCAATTTGCCGTTATGACATACACATATAAATGTGAAAAATGCGATCATGTATATGATTGCAGTTTGCCAATGGCCGACCGTGATGTCCCTCTTTCCCAACCGTGCGTACATTGCGCAGAACAATCTTTTGTAAAAAGAATTATTTCATTTGCTCCAAGCATTACAAGTGAAAGTGCAATGACACTACAACAAAGAGCGGGAAGCGGATGGAATGATGTTCTTACAAAAATTAAAAGCAAAAGCGGAAGGTATTGTACAATTCAAACTCGTTAAAAGGTATGAGTAAACCTAAAAGAGACAAACAAACAAAAAGAACAAATGATTATACTTCCTATGATGATCATAGGAAATTTAAAAAGAATAAACATAATAATGATCGAAGAAAAAAGAACATTGATCAAAGTTTGTTTATTGACAGCAATCCGTTCCGATGATCGTAAAACATTTTGTCCATGAACCTGTAACATTAGGATATGAAAATCTTGGTGATGCCAGCGTTCCTGGTACTAGAATATATGTTACGCCGGCCGGTAAACATTATCCAAGTATTACAACAGTTCTTGGTTCTTTATCCAAGAAAGGTATAGAGCAATGGAAAACCGCGGTAGGTACGCAGGAAGCGGCGCGTGTACTGCATCATGCCGGAACAAGAGGTACAGCATTGCACCTTATTGCAGAAAAATATCTTAATAATGAAAAGGATATTTTTGAACACAATACAATGCCTCATGTCAAGGCGTTATGGTTTGGTATAAAACGTTTGCTTGACGCACACGTTGGAAAAGTTATTCTTCAAGAATGCGCATTGTACAGTGACTTTTTTGGAGTTGCTGGTCGTGTTGATTGCATTGCGGAATATGATGGAACGTTAAGTGTAATAGATTTTAAAACGTCAAGCAGAAAAAAAACAAAACAAGATATTTCAAACTATTTTCTTCAGGCGGCATTTTATGCAGCGGCGTTTTATGAACGCACCAACATTCCTATTACACAAAGTGTTATTTTAATGGCGGTTGACAATGATCCAAATCCTATTGTATTTAAGGAAAATACATATAAATGGTTAAAAGAGCTTAAAACAATAATTAAACAATACAATGAAAAAACTTAATCAAACAAAACCGCAAGGTATAATGGATCTTATAAAAGGAAGCCAAAACACTCCGTATATTGAAGATTATGGTTCGCTTAAAGAATATTATCTTGTTGAAGAAATTGGAGAGCCTGAGGATTATGTTGATTGTTTTCACGACATAAGAAACAGCCGCAGCACGGACATTATTAAGATTTATATTAATTGTCCTGGAGGCAATTTATTTACTACAATTCAATTTATTCAAGTGCTGTCTGAAACCAAAGCAAAAGTTGTTGTTTGTGTTGAAGGTGCTTGTATGAGTGCAGCAACTCTTATCTTTCTAATGGCTGATGAATTTATTATTACCAATCACAGTGTGTTTATGTTTCATAACTATAGTGGTGGGACCGCAGGCAAAGGCGGTGAAATGTATCACAGTATGATTCACGAACGTAAATGGGCGGCAACATTATTTCAAGAAATGTATGCAGGATTTCTTACACAAACCGAAATTACGGATCTTTTAAATGATAAGGACATTTGGTTGGATTCCAATGAAGTATCCGAACGGTTGGAGCAACGATTTAAAACCGAGAACAATGTCGCCGCGGAACCTGAGGTTAAAAAAACCAGAAGTCCGAGAAAAAACAAATAAAAGTCCTTTACAAAGCAAAGAGATTGTGATAGTATAGACATATGAACAAACCTGTTTACATTGTAGGAGATTTACATGGCACATTTGGTGTCATCAAACTGAGCATTTTGCGTTATAACATACGCGATTGCTATTTAATTTGTGTTGGCGACTTGGGTGTTGGTTTTCATGGGATAAAAACAGAAAAGTCAATTTGGAAAATGCTTAATTCTTTTTTTGCCGAACACAACATTATGTTTTTCAGCATACGAGGCAATCATGATGATCCAAAATATTTTACTGGACCTGATCGGATTGTTCATAGCAATTTAGAATTGTTGCCAGACTACACGCTCAGAAATATCAACGGAGAGGACTTTTTGTTTGTTGGCGGCGCAATCAGCGTTGATCGAATAGACCGTATTCCTGAAAGATCATATTGGCACGATGAAGGTTTTGTGTTGCGCCCTGAACTTGTGGCACAATGTGATGTATTAATCACTCATAGTGCACCACTATGGAACGGTCCTACAGATAAAGGTGGAATTTCTGGTTGGTGCAATATTGACAAGATGCTATGGGATGAATGTGTTCAAGAGCGTCAAAATCATTCAACGTTGTTGCAACTTTGCACACCAAAAAAACATTATTGTGGACATTTTCATTTGTCATCTGTAGCTGAAAACAATGGGTGTGTATCCACAATATTAGACATTGATGAAATTAAAGAACACAACTCAACATTATGACAATGAATGAATATATTGCAATAAGCATATTTGTATTTTTAGTAGTATGCTTTGCCACATTTTTTTTTACTCCTACAATTATAGCATTTAATAAAAAGCACAAATACCGATGGATCATTTTTTTGATAAATGTTGTTTTCGGATCTACACTTATAGGATGGTTTGGAGCATTAGTTTGGGCTCTTGCTGGTGATGATTTGATTTAACATTATGGAACACATTGAAACACAACAGTTAATTGATGCATGCGAAAGATGCAGTCAAACAATTCCATCGGAATCTTTAAAATCCTTGCTGCTCGCCACGGCATTTAGGCTGAAGGAATTACAACACGAAAACCAAAGCTTAATTCAACTTTTGGTTCAAAATAATGTGCTGCAGCAAGTTGAAGAACCGACTAACATTATTGAATTTCCAACACCAAACAAACAATCATAATTACAACTATGGGAAAAGCAAAACGCAAAGGAACGTATGAAGAACGCAAAAGAATGGCATGTGAAGATAATGCACTTGCCGCGAAATTGTTATTGGAACAGGAACGAATGTGGTTTGAATCGTTAAGCCCTGAAGTACAAATGGCGGTAAAAATTAAAAGAGCGCAACAAGCAAAAACTCTTGCCAGCATAGGAAATGTTGAAGCCGTGAATCACATTTTTGGTGGTGTTCCGTTTCAGTAAAACGATTATGGTTTTTATATCCTTAATTGTATTTAACTTTATTTCTTACTAAATCCAGTAATAGAGTTTTATTTTCCAGTCCTATAGTAAAATTTGCGTGAAATGCAACAACGTCTGAATCTAAATTAAATGACGGAGAATCTACTGTCCACAAATTCCCACCAATATTTCCATAGGTTGTAAATTGTGGCCCTAGCATAGAATATTTTAAATTACTATGTGGCAACATTTCATTTACTGCCGTTTGATCGGCTGATTTTCCGACGTAATATTCTATATTAGATTGCAATGTATCCAATACATTTTCAAAAAACGCTATAGTTTTTGCGTTTTTTCTACAAATAAACATACCAGCACAATATGTGGATCCTCCGTCTCTTTGAAAGCAAATATCATATTGGTCTAATTGTTTTTTCATTTCATCAACCACGTTTTTAAATATGCATACATCAGAGTCTAAATATATTAAATACGATTCGTCAACTTGTTCGTGAAGAGTTTTTAATATAAAATCAATTTTAGCAAAACATGAATTAAAAAATCCAACCGTTCCCCAAATTCCTTCACAGCTCGAATCTAAATCACATATCTCCAATTTATAATCTGTATATTTGTTAATTTCCGCACTCAATTCTTTTGCCATTTGTAAATGACCTTTGGTTGATACTGTTATTATTCTATCTGACATATATTAATATGGTTTTGATTTTCTTAACAAAGGAATATGTTCTTCTCTAGGTTGGTGATTTTGCATAGTCCCAGAAGGATAATGAACTATTGGAAAACTATCCCAACCTAATTCTCCGTATTCCACACACAATGGAATACGATTGTAAAATTTATCAACCGTTTGTAAAATATTTTGATCTGATGCATGAGGTTTGCCATTTTCCAAATTGGTTTGTCCTTCCCACTCAAAAAAAATTTTTGCAACACGAGTATAATGTTCGCTCTTTCCAGATACCAAACACGGCACAATATCCTTTCCGTAAGACCAAAAAGTAAGATCTTCGGGAGGCGTGTATGGTGCAAAACAATATGGAATTACATCACTATCACTCATCCATCCTCCACCAACTACGGCCATAGCCAACCAACGTAAATAGCACGCCAATTCATATCGTGAAGGATTTACCGTTGGTAATTTTTGATACTTACATAAAAATTCATTATAATTGGGGTGTTGCTCGGCATGAGATCTATTGAGTATTATTGGTGTCCATCCAGCATTTTCCCAACATTGTTTCCACAAATCTAATAATTTGTGACCATTTGGAATTTCTGGGACATATTCGTGATAAGTGTATATTTTCATAGATTTTTTGAAGCACTAATAATTTTATCGAAAACGTCTTTTGTTTTAATGCCATGTAGAGCATACGCTCCGTTTTGAACATGCTGTATTGCATTATTTACTAATTCCACCGTATCAAAAGAATTTCTAGAATATCCTTCCCACACTCCAGTTTTTACTCCCATCAAATTGTAAATTTTAAAATCGTGTTTCATTATTTGTTGTGCCAACCATACATCCTGTGGAGTCTCATCATTTTCGTCAAGTGTGACAACTTTTAAAAATTCAATTAATTCTTTTTTCGGAAATATCCATGGGAAATGTAAAAAACATTTCCATTCATCCATCGCAGTTTGGTCTTTTTGTAATAATACATGTTCATTCCATACATTACACTGAATAATATTTCTATTTTTTGGTTTTTTTAACAGCAACGCGTCGTATTCTAAAAAGACATAATAGTCGGAATCATACAGCATAGCAGCATTCATTGCAAACATTTGTCGTTTTAAACTTAAAGGGCCATGATGCTGTCGGCCTTCATATGTTAAACAATCAATTCCATTAACAATGCATGCATTATTATTAGGGGAAACTATAAGAAGATTATCGGTATTTGATTTCCATATTGGAAGATGCACATTTACTGTATTGATAGCATCGCCATGCGCAAATATTACAGTTGTTATTTTATTCATAAAGGTATTTATAAATATCTTAGGATTTTAAAATAAAGGTTTACAAACCGTTTCAAATATAGTACAATATCTAAACAATACAAACTATGTCAGCAAAAAATGATATTACAGGAGATTCAATATCCTCAAAAATTATGTCCAAACAAGGACGTGACAATTGGGACAATATTTTTAAGCCTAAAAAGACCGCAAACGAATGGGCATCACATAAAAATTTAAATATTAAAATTTTAAATGCAAACGGTTGGGCTCAAGGCGACGGCGTAACACTGGATACACCTATTTCCGAAGCAGATTTTAACATGCGGCTAAGTCTTTCTACAATTTTGGGTGCAACACTATAATATGAAACCGATTAGCCCAACAACAAAAACCACACTAGTCCTTTCTGGTGGATTTGAACCGCTTGGGTTTTTTAATGCACGATCAGCAATGCGCAACCTTGTTGTTGGTGCTGTAAAAGCATATGATCCGCATGGTAACATTCACGATTGGAGCTCATGGATTGGAAATGATACTGGCCTTCCAGATGATTATCCGTGTATGCGCACCGCAGATGTGGCGTATGCCGTTCCTACAATTGTTGTAATTCCTGGATATTTCAATAGCAAAAGATTTATGAAACGCCGGCGCAAAACAATCAAGTTGCGCCAGCTGTATAACATTTATGATCGTAAATGCCAATATTGTTTAAAGGAAATTCCTTATTCAGTTGCAACACGAGATCATGTAGTTCCAAGAAGTAAAGGTGGTGATAACTGTGATTCAAACATCGTGTTGTCATGTAAAAAATGCAACTTGCGTAAAGGATCAAAATTTCCGTATGCCAATGTGTTTGGATCATCCGTTGTGCCAAAAATCCTGTCTGATGTTGAATTTTCTGCATTAAGCGATAGCGTAAGTCATCGTGCCGAATGGGATGTTTTTGTTGGTAACCCAAGAGAGCATATGGTTGCAATTGCATAAATAATTCATTGTTGAAGCATAAAAATTGTATAAATAAAGATATATGAAACAAACATATTTTAACAATAAACAAGACAGTATTTTCCAAGCGGCATACAATGTGCTTACCGAACAATCGGTTAGCACAAATTGTAATTCTATTAATGAAGAAGAAGACAAAATGTCTGAGGATGAACATAAACAAATCGCACGCGATTTATACAAAAAATATGGATATGATGCTCATTCAATCGGTGATTTTATGAAAGAACTTGTTATCCTTAAAGGAAAGTTTGAATCGGAAAAGAAACGCAAACCTATTACGAACACGGACAAATGGGATGAATACCCTGATCGCCGGCCGAGGGGGGATTCATGATGGTGATTACTATCAAGCTTAAGCAGAGAAAGAGAAACAAAGTAAAAATGAAATTAATTCATTGTTGAAGCATAAAATTGCATAAATAAAGATATATGAAACAAACATATTACAACAATAAACAGGACAGTATTTTCCAAGCCGCATACAATGTTCTTTCCGAAAGTATGAATGCTGAGAATTGGGGTAATACATATTGGGCTGATACTATTAATGGTAAAGAAATAAAAGTATCAATAAACGATTTAATGAATGTTACGAAGGGTGTACCTGTTATTGAGATGAGCACTAAAATATTAGAACCTTATGCTCTACATAAGAATAAAAAAGATGCTGAAACACTAGCTAATATTCAAAAGTCAGACTTACAATATCCTATTATTGTATTAAAGAAAAATAATAAATATCAAATTTTAGATGGGCATCATAGACTGCAAAAGGCTATTAACAATAATATTGAAAAGATAAAAACGAAGCTAATTGATATTAATACATTACCAGACGACTGGCAAGAACTGTTTAGATAATTAATATGATTGCAATTGCATAAATAATTCAATTGATAAACAAAAATTGTATAAATAACTTATGAATATGAAACACGTCAAACAAAACACACGCAACGCATCGCGCTCTATTGAGTGTGATGGCACCGTGTGGTATCTTGGCGGTGAGAACATTATCGCTGCAGGATCACAAAGCTTTAATCCGACAACGCCATAAGGCAGAGAACAATCAAAAACCACTTTGAAAGACTCTCCGCCGCCAAGCAGAGAGTCTTTTTGTTATAGACTAAGGGAAAATAAAATGAAAAATATGTAAAAAGTTGTTTACAACTGCGGCTTTTTATGGTAGAATATTCACATACGGCGGCAACAAAGAAGATTCAAAACCTTCTGCCAATGTAAAAAAGATGTATTACATTCCACTGAAAATGTGGTATGATAACATTAATGAAACGCTGAATGAGTGCGTGAAACTCAAAACGACCGTGGTTGAACGGCATGGATCACAAGATGATGCGTTGACAATTGATTGAAAAAAGAATGTGGTCATCAAGTCCGCAACAGATTGGTAGATCCAATCAACTTGAAGAACCACGTTGTGTGTTCGAACGGTAACTCTACTTCATGAGTTTTAAAGATTATGTTGTAATCACCGACAAATTTTAAATAGCACACTAATGATTAACCGATGCCTGATGTATAATATCCTCGGTTAATCATAAGAGGAATTGGTGTAAAATAACTTATGAGGTTTGGTTGCTCATCGGCGTTCTGAATGCTAAGGCATTCACCAATATGAATATGGAGTTGCAAATCCTATATATTGCGAAACCGATGATTTTGGTTCGAGTCCAAAACTCTGGAATTTCTAATAGCGGGTTAGAGTAGTGGTTACTCGGTAGTCTCATAAGCTACATAGGTCGGTTCGATTCCCACACCCGCAACCAATTTTATAAAATCTGGGAGTTTCCTCGACTCCAATGCAAGCTGAAAAGCATCGAGGTTAATTTTCGCGGACGGAAAGCTGGTGGCTCCAGCAGTAAGACTGTAAATCTTATCCTTAACAGGGAGTGGATCGAAACCACACGGCCGCACCAATTTCCAAAATTACTGTTGAATGAGGGGAGAAAAAACCCTGCTGGGCGGTGAAAATCCGCTTTTACAACTGCGTAACTCTACATAAGATGCAAATCTTGGAATGAGAAGCCCTAGTAGAAATCACTGAGGTCATATTCAACAGTTTATTTTTCAAAATGCTGCCATCGTCTATCGGTTAGGACAAATGGTTTTCAACCATTAGAGCGGGGTTCAACTCCCCGTGGCAGTACCAATTTTTGCGGGATTAGTTTAATGGTAAAACCCCTTCCTTCCAAGTAGGTGACATCAGTTCGATTCTGATATTCCGCTCCAATTTTTAACAGGTATGTCGGCTTAAAAGTAGCCATCATATAAGAAGTGGAACTAGACGTGGAGAAGAGGTAATTCGTATGTATACAATTCAACCAAGACATATATCCTTGCAAGAAGAAATGTGAGTGAATTCTCTCATTACACTGTTGCAAAGGTGCTGCGATACTCGTGAATTGCGTTTCATAGGATGCGACTTTAGGACGCTAAACAAGCATAACTCCTTTGGTGTAGCAACAACACCTGTTAAGCCCTGAGCATGGCACAAAAATAAAGGCTCGTCACTTTCGTATAATTTTTAACATCGGGGGTTTAGCTCATCTGGTAGAGCATCTGCTTTGCAAGCAGAATGTGGTCGGTTCGAGCCCGGCAACCTCCACCATTTTATGCCACAATAGCTCAGAGGCAGAGCAGCTTCTTCATACGGAGCAGGTCGAGATTTCAAAATTCTCTTGTGGTACTCATTTTATGCGCCGGATGGGGAATGGCTACCCGACAGACTGCAAATCTGTTATACGTCAGTTCGATTCTGACTCGGCGCTCCACTTTCTATAATGCCTCCTTAGCTCAGCTGGTAGAGCAGCTCATTTGTAATGAGCATGTCGTTCGTTCGAATCGGACAGGAGGCTCCAATTTTTCATATATGCGCTTCAAGCTTTAACAGTGAAGCATCTGGCTTTTAACCAGACTAACACGGGGCGGTACCGTGGAAGCGCACCAATTTTCAACGCCTTTGAAGCATTATGATGATGCACTCAGGAGAACACAGTTTGATTCTGTGCATAGGCTCCAATTTTCAAATCCCAAGTAGCTCAGTTGGTAGAGCGCCGAGCTGTTAACTCGGATGTCGTTGGATCGTGACCAACCTTGGGAGCCATTTTATACGGGATGTAGCTCAGCTTGGTAGAGCGCATGCTTTGGGAGCATGATGTCGTCAGTTCGAATCTGGCCGTCCCGACCACTTTTGCGGTCATTGAGGGGTATTCGTCACAAAGACGTTTGTGCAAGGTAGTCAACATAAAACGCACGATTTAGAAATAGGTTAATGCAGTTGATATAAATCGGGTCTTTCGAGGCGATTAGCCGGTTGGGAACACATTGCACGATATAGCGACCTGAGCCGCAAATCACTTTCCAATTGCCTGACTGCCAGCGGCTATACCTGATAAAGTAGTGCGCAGCAGGTCAGGAATTGGTCAATTTTCAAACCTGGTGTAGCTCAAAGGCAGAGCATCCGCTTGATAAGCGGAAGGTTGAGATTTCAAAATTCTCCACCAGGACCAATTTTATTTTAATAGGGGATTAGCATAATAGAAGTGCTCCTGACTTTGACTCAGGCCGTATGTGTGCGACTCACATATCCCCCACCATTTTTAGGGGATGTTTTTGGTTTCGACATGATTGGAAAAACAGCATCTGCAATCAAAGGTCTGCACGACCTTAAGTGCGCAACAACAAAAGGCATTAATAACCTAGCTCTCGCTGCTTAAGTGGCGATCATTTATCATTGACTCCTCTATTTGATAAATGACGACAGAGGATATTCTCATAATGAAAATATGATACGAAGTGTGCAAGAGATGATACACTCGGGCGCCGTTCCGTATGCGGCTCGTCAGTTGGCGGACAATAAATGCCAAATATGATTGTAGAGTGATGCTGATGCACCAATCGTGGACGCGGGTTCAACTCCCGCCATCTCCACCATTTTAATGCGCGATTAGCTCAGTTGGTAGAGCGGTTGATTTACATTCAACAAGTCGGCGGTTCGAGCCCGTCATCGCGTACCATTTTCACATGCCTCGTTCGTTCTAATTCGAATCTTGTATAAATATAACTTTATGCAAAATGAGATTCGAATTAGGAAATGTTCATTTTGTAGTATTGAGATTTCCAATGAAACTAGAGGATCTATTGGAGGCCACATACGGTGGTGCAAATCAAATCCAAACAGAAAACAGAGGAAAGAAAAAACATGTCTACGATGTGGAATATTTTTTAATAGTAGAGGAAAACGATGTGTCGAATGTAAGAAATTTCCAATTGTTTTTTCCGAGGAAAGAAAAAAAAATCTCTCAATAAAGAGAAAAGATTTTCTTAAGAAGAATCCGGATAAACACCCTTGGAAGAATAATTCTAAATTTATATCCGTTCCTTGTGAATATCTTAAGACCTATCTTAATTCCAAGGGAATATCATTCGTTTCAGAATGGAATCCACTGGAAGATAGAAATTTTTCAATAGATATATGTTTTCCCGATTTAAAATTTGGAATAGAGGTAAATGGAAATCAACATTATAATAAGGATGGAACACTCGCCGAATATTATCAAAAACGACATGATTTAATCACCGATGCTGGATGGACATTAATTGAATTACATTATACTTCTGTGTACAATCATGAACTCATTGATTCCGTAATAAAAATCGGAAACCAACCATCTTATGAAAAATATTTTGAAATATTAAGACTTAAAGCCGTTAAAGAAAAAACATTGGCGCCTGGAGAAAAAATACTATTAAGAGAAGCCATTAGATGGGAACCATATAAAGACTTGGTTTTAAATTCGGGTATAGATTTTTCAAAATTTGGGTGGGTAAATAAAGTTTCAAAGCTACTTGGTAAAAAACCACAGAATGTTTCAAAGTGGATGAAAAGATATTTGCCTGAGTTTTATGAACTTAAATGTTTTAAAAGAAAATTTTCAGCAGGTGTATCGGAACTGTCTTCTAAGCAGTAGCACCGTAATGGAGCGATGGAGGTTCAAATCCTCTCACCTGCACCATTTATTAGATAAGATCTAGGTTTGATTCCTAGACGAGGCACCAATATGCACATGTACTTTCAATGGCAGATGGGAACATTGTCAATGTTTCGGACGCGAGATCGGTACTCGCCATGTGCGCCATTTTAAAACCAAAACTATTATAAATAACATTAGTATGAATAACATTAAAACAAACGACGAAACGTATATTGCTGCAAAAGCAATATTGGAAGGCCAAATGCTTGAAGCACGTGGTGGATCTGATCCAGGTAATCCTGTTTGGATTGAAAAAGGTCCACACAATTATAATAACTTTTTAGCCGCAAACGAAGATAAAATTGGGAAACCAATGATCGACGGTGGTCTTGCAGCAAACTATAAAAATGCTGTTAAAGTAAATGGACAGCCTAATGTAGATGTAATCTATTGCGGTGCAGGTTGCGTTGCATACATGGATGGTGATAAAAAGGTCTTTATTAAATTGCCATCAGAGCTTATTAACAAAAAAGCCGAGGGAACAACACCATGGTCATCTTATAAAAGCTATGATTCAGAAGGTGTCATTGTTAAAGGCAAAACTTCTGCAGAATTTAGAGCTTATGCAGCCGCGCTGGCTGTTGCCGCAAAAGTATAAATTTAAGTACAGATAATTTTAATCAAAACAAAAGAGGCTGTATTAATTTGCAGCCTCTTTTTATTATGCGTGCATAGCTCAATGGAAGAGCGTCTGTCTTCGAAACAGAATGTTGGAGGTTCGAGTCCTTCTGTGCGCACCAAATTTTCTTAATGCCCTCGTAGCCCAATTGGCAGAGGCGCTTGCCTTAGAAGCAAGATGTTGTCAGTTCGACTCTGACCGAGGGTACCATTTTTGTGAGAGGGTGTCTAGACCGCTTGGCCCGTCGGTTGAACTCACAACGCAATGATTCCAAATCATTTTGCTGTTAACGGGCCGCCAATTTTCTATGGAAGCTAGCGTCAAGGTGACAAACCAGATTTGAACTCTGGGCTATGCGTTTGTAGCGGGTAGGGGTTCGATTCCTCTAGCTTCCTCCATTTTATAAACCACACTTAGCTTATGCGGTAAAGCGTTCGCCTGAAGAGCGAAACAAGACGATTCGGACACGTCAGTGTGGACCATTTTCGATGCACCATCAGACTGTGGGTAAGTCGGAAGGACTCCAAATCTTTCGTCTCAGTGAGTTCGATTCTCACGTGGTGTGCCATTCTTTGTAAAAAGTTGTTTACAACTGCCGTGTTTTATGGTAGAATAGTCCTGTAAGGAAACACCACACTATGGCCACCACATCAAAACGAATCAAATGGAACAAAAAAGACCTAATGGAGAAATATCCTATTGGAACTCCAGTGGCGCACCTTCGCGGCTATCCATCCAGTGAGCTCAATACATGCTTTGGAGTTGTGACTGGATATGACAACGAGACATATCGGTCGACTTGGGGCATTATTGTAACTCGATGCGACGGTCACGAAACGTCACATGTTCCTGCCGCACCCGAAAAACTCGGATTTACTTCAACATCAGCTGAAGTTCTCGCATTGCTGGAAGCACAGTTCAAGAAATGCATGAACATTGCATAAAAACACTTACAACAACACCCTTGTAGCTCAGCTGGTTAGAGCATTCGACTCATAATCGACAGGTCCTTGGTTCAAGTCCAAGCGGGGGTACCAATTTCTAATATTATGTGCATCAATTCCAACTTTACCGACTATTATGATTTTTTGCACCAAGTATGGTCAAGATCCTAAGATTGTCTATAACCGCAACTGGTACAGGTGGATGACAAATACAAAACACTTGCGCACGGAATGGACTCCTGTTCTTTTAAAAGAGAACCTGGAGGTCCTACACACGCAAATGTAAAAAAGTATAAATAGTTTATTATGAATGAAAATTTTACAAATAACAAACACAATCACCTTGTAGCCGCTGCTGCACAATTCTTAAATGGAAGATCACAATTAAATGAAGATCTTAAGCCGGCTAAAACGCCACTTGCTCGTAAAGCAATTGAAGCTGTGGCCAACTGTGACCAAGATGAAATGGAAGATTTTCTTTATAGTTTTCATAATCATTTGGAATTCGGCGAACGCGATAATGAAATCAATGATGTCACGTATGACGAAGTAAGTAAACATATTTTGAATGCCGCAAAAGTTTGGAAAGAAAGATTTGATTAATTTTGGGGATGTTATGGTTTCGACATGACATGAGAGGTTATACTGCAACACATGGGTGGTGTCCTACACCGCAAAACTAAACGGCAAAAACAATAACACCTCCTGTAGCTCAGTGGTAGAGCGGGTTCAAGCCTCGGCTGGCGGCGGCCAATTTCTTATAAATATACTATTATGTACAAACATTTTACAAATTCAAACAACGATCCTCTTGTTGCTGCAGCAGCTTCTATACTTAATGTAAAATCTTTAAATGAAAAATACAACATTTCAGGTCGCTTTAAATTTTACACATCAGAACAAGATTACATTGAAAGTGAAGCGGTAACGTATGCAGATATAGCTGTTGGAGAAGGCACAATGTCTTGGGATGAAGCTTATATTGAAAATAAGAAAAGAGCAACACTTAATGTTGACGCATATACCGGAACAGATGATGCAAAATATGACGGATCAACTGAATATCATGATCCTTCAATGTTAATAGAACCTGAGGTTTTTGAAAAACATACTGGTGTCAAAAGCCGCCCTGATTTTCTTTACGGATATAATACCGATGAAGATGTAATGTTTTCTTATGACATCGGCCGTACAATGCATTATTTTTATACACGCAACGGTGCACCGTTGGAAGATTTAGATTTATATTAACCGAGGGTAGCCTATGTAGTAAGGCCTCAGACTGTGAATCTGACCAACTTGGTGCAAATCCAAGCCCGCGGACCATTTTTAGGAACGCGACTGGACGGACGAAGACTACACTTGGAAAGTGTAGAACACTCCTATAAGAGTGTCGCAGGTTCAAATCCTGCACGTTCCGCCATTTTTGGATGATGAATCAGCGAAGCGCTGAAACTGATTGCTAATCAGTATGAGCTCCGAAAGAGCTTTGGGGGCAGGACCTACTTCATCCGCCATTCTTTTTCAATCAATTGTCAACTTCCAATGTGTGAAAATTAGGCTTTTCCTATATCCGGCGTAAGATTAGAATCTTTTTTCATTTTATTGAAAAAAGTTGTTTACAAACCCTGCTTTTTATGGTAGAATAGTCACGTAAGGAAACACCACATTATGACAAATCAAATCACCTACACCGCCAAAGTATCTCGTCGTTATCGTACCGGAGACCAATTTGGTCGGATTTGGGAAGGGTCCAAAGTTCATCGTGATACAGAGGTTGTTGCATCCGATGGTTCTGCAGTTCCGAGCTATTTGTACACCAGTTTGGAACTGGTATCGGCCGCAAAACTTTTGTGTGCGTGCTTAAACGCCGGCATGACTTTTGCTCAAGCTAATACAGTTGATTTTGACTGGGCTGCTCGTTGTAAGGAAACGGTTGAACAAATTTTGACCAGAAAATCGGTGGTTGCGGTCCGTGAGTCCGGAAACTGAATATTGTTTGCACGAGTTTGAAAAATGTTGTTTACATTGTTCGAAAAATATATTAGAATAGCCCTGTAAGGAAACACCACAATATGAACATTCTCTCTATAAAAGAAATCGAAAATCGCATCTTTTTTCCGTATGGTTCAAGCGGCCGATATATTCAAACAATATTCGATCCTATTCAAACGCACGCTCTTTATGGAATCGCTGCTGATGAATTGCCAAAATTTAAAGAGAAACTAAAAAAGCTCGGAGCAAGCAAGTTCCGCACTTGCGGCCGCAAAGGCTTCAAGATTCTCTGCTTTAACATAAATAAAATTTAATACAACGAGAGGTTGAAGTAAAGAGTAAAATCTAGGTCCAACTTGGTGTAAAAATCAGTTCATGTCACGAATGAACGCCTCTCACCCTTTTAAACAAATACAACGTGAAACCTGAAAATAAGATGGTAACTGCTGACATGTTTTACCGATTGCGATTCGATCGTGGATTTATAGTAAATCCGAATGCAGAATTTTCAAACCCAAGGCTGAAAGAAATTGCGGCGGAACAAACCGAGCTTTTTGATCGTTTGGGTGCTCTTGATAAAGAAATTGCAGAACTGAAAGAAAAAGAAAATAATGAATAATACACTACACTGCGCGCCGATACAATTGAAACTTGTCGGATTGGATGGAAATGCTTGGAGCCTTATGGGTGCATTTTCACAGGCCGCGAAAAAACAAGGAAGAAGCAAGGAAGAAATAAAAGCTGTTATGG